GTAAAAAGCAATGATAATATTATTATTACAACCATCATTTCGTGTGATAAAATTGTAAAAAAGTTGAAGGATTTGAATATTCCATTAAATATTTATTATATTACATCAGATATGAGAGTAGAAAAAGAAAAGTAATCTTTTTTGAAGCTGAATTGATTTATATATAAATATAAAAATCAATTATTATTTTTAAGATTCGTTGTACAGTATATTTTATTTAATTACTGTATGCGACTCCAGCCATACCACTCATGACACGAAGGACGTTGTAGTTAACAGCGTAGACACGAACCTTAGCAGTGGCAGTTCCAGAAACAGTTCCGGCAGAAAGGACAAGCTGAAGAACAGCATTATCAATTCTGGAGAAGTTGCAGCTGCCTGAAGGTTGGTGTTCCTCAGGTCTCAAAGCAAAAGAGTAGACGTTGATACCAGTGTCAGGGGCACGGGTGTGGTGTTGGAAAGGTTGAACAACGTCGAAGTAAGAACCTTCACGTTCAGAGAAACGGTCTTGGCCGTTAAGCTGTAATTTGGCAGTAACGCAAGGATTCTCACCCCAGCAGTGAAGGTCAAGAGCAGTTTCTCCAAGAACAAATGTTCCGGCATCAGAGACAGTAGAACCGGTAGGTGCTCCAGCTCCAGATTGAGGAGTGAAAGGAACAAAGGCGTTGGTGGAAGCCCATTCACCTTGAACACCAGCCATGTTGAAATTATTAGAAGGTGTTTGGTCAACAGCTCCGGCCATTTGGAAAAGACCAGAAGCGTTGATGAAGGCGCTTGCACCAGATGTCTCAGCAGGACCTCCGAAAGCATGGATAGCAGGAGGAAGAGCATCGATGGCATCAGTGTAGTTGAATGGCTGAGCACCAAGAGTCTTGAAAAGAGTAGAACCGTCTTGAAGGGAAGCACAGTAATCAACGTTGGCATCAGGTTGAACAACCCAGATGAGCTCTTTGCAAGGATGATTGAAGTTCAACTTAATCTTGTTAGAAGAAGAACCTACAGATTCATCACCGGTGAATTGCACTTGCTCAATGAGGTATTCATGAGGGTTTTGTGCCATCTTTCTGCGCTCATCAGTGTCAAGGAAAATGTAGTCAACATAAAGGGAAGCAGCAACAAGAGATTGTTGGTAAGCTTGAGCTACAGAGACAACAGTGTTGACAGGGTTGGCAGTACTGATACCAAGGGTCTTGACAGCCCATAAGCACTCACCAATAGGACGGAAATCAATGTTAATCTTGACCTCGTGGTATTGAAGAGCAATTAAAGGAAGAGCAAGTCCAGGGTTACGGCAAAACCAGAAAAGAAGAGGAATGTAAAGGGTGGTCTCAGGAAGAGCATTACGAGGAGCACATACTTGAGCAGGTCCGCCGGCAGCAGCGCAAGGTCCAGAGACAGCAGCGAAGGTAGGGTCGGTAATGTAGGTAAGTTGAGTAGTATGTCCTACCATCTTGTAATATCCCTTAAGTTGTTCAGATGACATGGTAAGTTGGTTCCAGATGTGCATCCAATCACCATATTGACGGTCAATTCTTTGGCCGCCAATTTCAACCTCAACCTGGGCAATGATTTGCTCACCAGGGAAATCTAACCAACGGGCATAAACACCGTCGGAAGAAGCTCCGGTGGTGGTGTTCATGGATTGATTGATTTCAGGAAGAGTGACTTGAAGATAAGTTCTGTATGCAAGGTCTCCGTTACGGGAGATGGTGCAAGTAACACGGCGACCAAAGTCGGCTTGTCCAGAAAAAGTTTGCTCAATGGATTCCATGGCAAAATTTGTATGTCTGCGGTAGGATACTTTCCAGAAAGTGATTTCAGGGGTTCCAGTAAGGAAGACGTCTTGTGCGCCATAGGCGACTAATTGCATTAAACCACCAGCCATTTTGACTTTATATACTAGAAAAAGAAAAAAATTTTTGAAGATTTGCTAAATTAATATAAAAATATAAAAAATATATACATATTTGTATTTTTTCTTAAAAAATATATTTACTAGTAAAAGAGTTGAATATGTAAACATGTAGTAATTTTTTGTTGCTTTATGGCTTCACGTGTATATATAGTTACTCAATATTGGATAATATAAATTTTTCTAAATAACTTTCCATAAATATTTCTTTGCGATTTTCATGTTTTTTTATAAAAATATAAGATTCACCAGATTTCTTAACTGACCAACCCTTTTCCAGTGCATTCATTATAAATATCATTTTTTGAAGTTTTGGTTTATCTATTTTTACTTGATTTGATAAAATTGGATTAGATAAACTTAATTCGGCACTCGACAAAGTGGACATTTATATGTAAGTTACTAATATTGTCTTTTAAAAATGTTTACGAATATAGTTATAACTTTTGCCATTTATTTTTAATCCTTTCCCAACAAAAAACATATAAAAAAACAATTAACTAACCAAGTATATTTAACATAATGAATAATGCATTATCAAAAAAAAACAATTCAAAACTATTTTCACAAAATAATACTATTGATGAAAAACATACAGAGTTATTAAACCAGTTTCATGAATCTGAAATAGAAACCATACCCTTTCTTCAAGACGAGAGATTATCTTTGAAAACCCTTTTATTAACGTTGGATGAATCACAAATAGAAAAAATAATGGACACTAAGGATAAAATAAAAGATATAAATACACAAATCCGTTTTCTAAAAGCTCAGAAAAAAAAATATTTATTAGATAATTCAAAATTTATTTTTCAGTATTTTGAAGATAAAAAAAAAATATCAAGTGGTGATAATAATCAAAACGTCAATAAACTAAATTCGTTTTTTAAAATAAAAGATGCAATAGACGAACCAGATAATAAAGAGCGCGACCAGTCTAAAAAAAATTATCAATCTTATTGGAAAAATGTTAAAAATGAAATAACTAATATTCAAGACTTTGTTATCCCTTCAGATATTTGCGAGTCCTGCCGTGCAGGCGAGATGATTCCACAAGACGAAGAAGGTATTCTAATATGTAACAACCAAAAATGCGGAAAATTCATAACGTACATAATTGATAATTCCAAACCTACCAATAAAGAACCCCCCAATGAAGTTTCTTATACAGCATATATTCGGTTGAATCATTTCAAAGAGATATTATCCCAATTTCAAGCAAAAGAAACTACACAAATACCCGACGAAGTTATCGATGCTATACGTAATAGAATAAAAAAAGAGAGAATAAAAGATATAACTCTTATTAACTATGACAAAATGAGAGAGATATTGAGAAAATTGGGATTAAATAAATATTTTGAACATATTCAATATATCAACTCAATATTTGGAATAAAACCGCCTATTATGAATGAAGAATTACACGAAACTTTGTGTGTTTTATTTATTGAAATTCAGAAACCTTGGGCTGTTCATTGTCCCGCAAATCGAACGAATTTTTTTAACTATACATATACTCTTTATCAGTTATGTGTTTTATTAGGCCAAACTCAATATTTACCTTATATTCCTTTGCTAAAAGATAGAACAAAACAATTAGAGCAAGATATGATATGGAAAAAAGTTTGTGAAGATTTGGATTGGGAATTTATACCAACAATATAAAAAATATATATTTATGTAATGATTGTACATAAATATAGTAAAATCTTTATTCACTTCCAAAAAAACCTCCTTTTCCAATATGAAAATCGCTCAATCTTGTAATAGTGTCTTTATTTTTTTTGTTTATTTCTTTAACAACATCGCGAATAGATATCATACCAATAAACTTTGAATCGGTATCATCGACTAGAAGAATATGTCTTAAGTTTTTAAACATCATTTTGCCCATAACGGTATCTAATGAGTCTGTTTTTTTTGCTACAATAATATTTGGAGCCATTGTACAAACATCTCTAACTTCAGTTGTATCAGTATTTTTTCTTTGAGATGCAACTTTGTTAATAAAATCGCCTTCTGAAAAAACTCCTACAAGGTTATTTTCTTCATTAACTACAGCCAAACAACCAATATTTAGACTTGATAGCTGCATTACCGCATTAGTAATGTTAGAAGTTTGTTTTATTTTGAAATCAACGTTGCGATAACAACTTTTTTGAAAAATATTTTCTGCAGTAACAAGATTTCTTGCAAATTTCTTTGCAATGTATAACGAAGAACGATAAGAATTCATAAGTAATATATTTAATTGATGTGTTTTTATATTGTTTTTCAATATTTTTTACACATATTTTATATTTTAATCTCTTTATTTGATATTGTTTAGAGTAGACGTTAAAATTACATTTTTTGAAAAGACTGTATTGAATAAAGAATAATTGATTATGAGAAACTGGGTAAAATGATAAATTATTAGTATGATTTATCATTCTTTATTTATTATTAATTTAAGCAACCGGGAATTTAACTAGATTGAATCCAAGTCCAAGACCAGCTCCTTGACGGACAGATGAACCCATTGAAGGGATAAATACGTCAAGAATACTGAAAGTGGCAGCAGCAGTTAAGGCGATAATAATAATCTCTTCAACATTCAATGCTTTTTTAGGGACAAGGACTGCGACAATTGCGACAACAAGACCTTCTACAAGGTATTTGATAGCTCTTTTGATTAGTTCGGCAAAATCGAAAGTTCCGCTCATTATATATTATACTAAAACAAAAAAAAATACAAAATACTAAAAATTTAACAGCCTAAATAATTTATAAATAAATGGAAAAACATATATAAATACAACGTTTCTAAAAATATATATTCCTAAAATGTCGTTTGAAAGAAAAAAGTTGCCAAATGGTTCTAGTAATCCTAAATACGTAGATTTATGTGATGAAGACCAACCTATTGCCGGTCAAAAATTTGCATGCATGTCATTTATTTCTCCTGAAAAAATACTAAAAAAGCGTGAAGTATTCATTTTTGATAGTTTTGTTAAACAATGGGATTTTACTAAATCCATGGAAAAATTCTTTGATTTTCTACATTTCGTGGCATACAAATATAACTTGGATGTTGAAAAACTAATAGCAGATTTCAATGAGTTTACTAAAGAGGAAGAGTCTAAATTAAAATTAGGAACCGTTGAAGATGACTACAAAAGTTTCTTGGACAAGAACGAAGATAAATTGAACGAGAAATTTAATCGTGAACATTCATTCCAAACTTCCGTACGCGGATTAAAAATCAGAGGTGTTTTTTCTACACAAGAAGAAGCTGAATTGAAGTGTAAGAGTCTACGTGAGTATGACCCTAATCATGATATCTTTGTTGGACCGGTTGGTGTTTGGGTTCCTTGGGACCCTGATGCATACAAAACAGGAAAAGTTGAATTTATGGAAGAAGAGCTCAACCAACTTCATCAAGAAAAACTTAAGAATGAGACAAAGGCTAAACAAGAATTTGAACAGCGCGTTAAAGATGCAAAGAAAAAAGCAATTGAAGAGAATATCAAATCGGCTGAAAAGAGTGGTAACGTTTTGACACAAACTTTGGACGCTGAGGGTAATCTTATTGGAGTTCGCGAAACAATCGATTTTGATGAACGTGAGGCCGCTGAGACAGATACAACAGATATTAGAAATGAATTGTTAAAAGAGTCTCTAGCAAGAGCAGAAGAGCTTTCAAAAAAAAGTGATTAGTTTGTATTTTATTTCTAATTCTAGTTTACACTGTTGAAGATTCTCAATAAGTTGTTACTCATATAACACGTCGTCTCTATTTTTGTATTTTGATTTGAAATATTATGATTATTTTAAATCAACTTTTTTAGTTTATTTATATAATTTGAAAATATTTTTATATATATAATGGTTATAATTCATATTTCAGGCGCATCAGGTTCAGGAAAATCTTATTTAGGTAGAAAGTTATTAGACTTATTTGGCGATAAAATAATAATAAAATGTATTGATGATTTAAGAGTTGATTTTATGGAAAAATATTATGGAGATAGTCAACGGTATATTATTGATAAAGATGCATATCAAGAATTTATTAATAGATATATTGAAGAAGAAAAAAAGAAGGACAAGCCACTAATTTTTGTAGGTATTAATAATAATCCTTATCCTTCGTGGCAAAAAGATGTATATTATAGTTTTAATTCTAATTATAACTTTTATATAGATATTGATAACAATACACTTGTAAAACAAAAATGTGTAAGATATCTAACAGAAGATTTAAAAAATATAACAAATGATAAAATAGCTATGGATGATTTATTAAATAACAATGAAAAATTTATACGTGTACTTTGCGAAGAAATTAAAAGAGAATGTGATATTAAAGAAATTATTAAATATAGTAATAAATGGAAAAATGATTATGAAACCCAAGGATATATAATAGCAAATAGTGATGAAATATATAAAAGAGTAGTTGATATTTTGAATTATATAATTTAGTTATGTTTATACACTGAAAGAGATTAATAAAGATTAATATATTAATTATTTTTTCGTTTATTCTTATTGAACTTCTGGGTTTCGGAATTCAATTCTTTCATTTTAAATGTTTGTTGTCTTACTTCCTCTTGATAACGTATAGCTTTCTGATTATAAACATTGTGATATTTTCCAAAATATTTTCCTTTGCTTTTATTTTCTTGTCTTGTCTTTGGTGCGTCCATTGTTTATAAATAAGAAGAATATTTATTTTTATTTGTTCTATAACTTGAAATCAATTTTTTAGTTTTTATTTGTTATAAAAAATTTAAATACTTACAAAAAATTGATTCAAATAAACAAATAAACATTTTTGTATTAAAAATTAACCAAAATGAATTTGTTTATTCTTTCATTAAACTTCCAAGAATGTGCACAGTATATGTTTGATAAACATGTTAGTAAGATTTTGTTAGAAGCTGTGCAAATGTTATGCACAACAATACAACTCATTGACCCAGAAAATGAAATACAACAAAAAATTAAATTATACAAAATTGCACATAAAAACCACCCTGTAACCATTTGGATGCGAACATCGCGTGATAACTATATGTGGACATTAGACCTTATTGAAGAAATGCATAATGAGTGGAAATTTCGTTATGAACATCCAGAAGATAAAATGCATAAATCGTATATTGTTGCAAAATATTTGAAACAATATGCACCGAGTTCGGACAAATTTCCATGTAAAGGTTTAACCAGATTTGCATTAGCAATGCCGGTTGAATGTAAAATGGAAGACGCTGTAGAATCTTACAGAAAATATTATCAAACAAAAGACAAACAAGCCATTGCTTCATGGAAAAAAAGAGGAAAACCGGAGTGGTATGTTATATCAAAATAAACACTAAAATTATAAAATAATATTCTTTACCATTTATTTTTTTTTACTGTTATTTGTGGTCCAGAATTCTTTTTCTTCCCTTTACTTGGGTCATATGCTTCATCTTCATCGTCAGACCCCATACCCTTTGAGGCCTCCCAAAATTCAGCGGAACCAAGTTTGAAATCGGGTCTAGATTCTGCCTTGTACCAGAATATTTGGTCGTTCAACTTGTTTGATTTTGCATTATTATTGATAACGAGACATTCAAAATTCTCGGTTGTTTGGTCCATAACACTAGAAAAAGCTTCCAAAGTTGGAAACATAGAAGCATAATTTTCCCAAATACGTTTACGATTTGTCATATATGGTTCTCTAAGAATAAATACATAATCTATGTTAGTACGTAAATTAGGAGGAATACCTAAAGGATACTGCATAGTAATAATAAGCATTACTTTCCAATGACGTCCGTTCATAAAAAGAAGGCGCATCATTTTATCTCTAGTCCAAGACTGGTCATATAGACAGTCATCAAGAATTACAAAAGCACGTGGGTCAATATTTGTTTTACGAAAGCTTTCTAATTCTTTATTCATTGTTTTCAACACCAACTTTTGACGACGAAGGACGTTCTCAATTAACACGGTATTATATTCTTCATGAATAAATAGTTTGGGCACATGAGAAGCATAGAAACCATTTCCTGCTTCCGTTCCCGAAATAACCGTTCCTATAGGAATATCTTGATGAAAATACAACAAATCACGTACCAAATACGACTTACCTGTATCACGTCTACCAATCATAACAATAACCGGACCTTTATTTTCATTTGGTTTGAATGTAATTGTACGCATATCAAACTTTTTTAATTCTAAAGACATTGCTATACACAAGTTTATTTATAATTATAGTAACAAAATAATTTTTTTTTGTAAACGTAAACAAATAATAAGTTCAAACTATAAATAATTTATAAGTTTGGATAAATATAGACGAATTAACATGGCTATAGTTAATAAAAAATCAAATGAGAATTCTAAATTTGTTGTAACTTCGCAAAAGACAAAAATTTTTGACATAAAAAATTTAGCAAAACAATTCAAAAAAACGGAAGATGATACAAAACAAGATTATAATCCTTTTTCCATGAAAATATTTCAAAAATATAATCCAATTTATTCTTCTTTCTTTGATATTCAAGATGGTGATGAAAATAATGTGTCTTTGAACCAAATGTATGAATTTGTCGATATGAACACTGTTTTAGAAATAAATTCTGAAACAGAAGTAAACAAGCCGGTGTTTATTAAATTTTCACCGCTATTAGATCCATTAAGGTATATGATTGGTAAATACGACATCAATGATGAAAAAATAAGAACACTTCCAACCTTGTCTGGTATTGTTTTTCCCAAATTAGAAAATAAAAATAACGCTTCTTATGTTGACTGTTTTTTTAATTACTTAAGTAGTCAACTTCTTAATCATCACGGGTTTTTAAACTCTGTTGACTTTTATGGTTCATATTTAGCTGTTCAAGACAAGTATAAAATGAATATAGCAGATGATATTGAGTATCTATATGGTTCTCCATTTTTTATTTCAAATATAGGAAAGTTGTTTTCGATTACAGAAAAAAATGAATTACTTCTTAATAACTACGGTTCTCGAACAAACAAAAATAAACTTAACATAAAGAGTGAAAAAATAACTATTTCTGTTGATAATTTAGATTCAATTAGTAATGAAGTTTGTTCTGAAAAAAAAATAGAAGAAACAAGTAATAATGGTGGAAACCATGAATTAGTTTATGAAAAAAACTTATCTGAAAAATCTAAGGGTTCGAACAAATCTTCTTCGACAAATACTTCAAACAATAGTGAGACTAATTATAGCACCGACGAAGACGAAGGAGACGGTGGCGATGATGAAGATGAAAATGATGACGAGGATTCAGATGAAGATGAAGATGAAGATGAAAATGATGAAGATGAAGAGGAAAGTGAGGAAGAAAAAGAAATTAGTTGTTATATAAATAACTTTCCAGTTCAAATGATTTGTCAGGAAAAATGCAACGGAACAATAGACAATCTATTTGAAAAAGGCAAACTGGATTCTATAGAAGGTGCAAGCGCTCTATTTCAGATTATAATGATACTTATTGTTTATCAAAAAGCTTTTCATTTTACTCATAACGATTTGCATACAAATAATATAATGTATATTAACACTGAAATTGAGTTTTTATATTATGAATTGAACGGTAAAAAATATAAAATTCCAACATATGGGCGTATTTACAAAATAATTGATTTTGGAAGAGGAATCTATAAATTCAATGGAAATATTTTTTGCAGCGATAGTTTTTCAAGTGGTGGAGATGCATATACACAGTATAATTTTGAACCATTCTTCAACAAAAATAAACCCAGGTTGGAACCAAATTATAGCTTTGATTTATGTCGTCTTGGTTGTTCTATATATGATTTTATAATTGACGATGATGAAGAGTTTGATGAAATGGATGAATTTCAAAAAACAATACATAGATGGTGTTTAGATGATAATGGTAAAAATGTGCTTTATAAAAAAAACGGTGACGAAAGATATCCTGGTTTCAAATTATACAAAATGATAGCGAGAACTGTGCATAATCACCTTCCCCAATCTCAATTGGAATACCCGTTTTTTAGTAAATTTCTAATAACTGATAAAGAATGGAAAAAAATAGATAAGAAAGAACAACTCTTGTTAGTATGTATTGATAAAATACCATGTTACGCAAATAATTCGTTATAATTCAGAATTAAATATTTAGGTATTTATTATCAGATATTTTAATGGAGAAAGTATTTATTATATCTATACTTGTTACTCTTCTTTTTTGCATTGTTAAGTTTTTAGAAATGAAATTCATTGATAAAGAAATAAAACCTCTCAAACTTGTTGTTCGTGATTGTTTAATTGTCTTACTATGTACATCGGTTGCAACTACCGTTGTTTTTAATATGAATAACAGTATTTCAGAATTTTTTAATGTTGTAACAGATAGTAAAACTATTAATCCATCAACGACTGAAATTTTTACAGACGCGCCTGGTTTTTAATTCGTCCCAATGATGTAACATTGAGATAGTGTGTATTCAAGTATAAAACCGTAAGTCTACCGCAGATTTTTAACCAATAACCTTTTTCTTGATAAATATATTTATCAACTAAAAGACAATAATAATAATAATAATAATAATATAATTATTGAAATTATATTATTTCTTTACACCATTGAAGACATACAATGATTTATATTATAGTCGAAAACAATTTTTTATTACAGTTTTTACTTTTGGTTGAAATAAAATTAATTTAATACTCGAATCAATTAATCTTTCAAATCCAGCTTTTTGATTTTCATCGGGTACTAAATTGTATTGTTTTTCAATAAATTTATATAATTCTTTTATTAAAGATGCTAGATTTTCGTCAGTTAATTTTGCATTAATTACATTACTATTATTCATAATGTCAGTTATTATAAAAAGAATTTCTGGAATATCATAACAATCAATTTTACCGTCTCGCAATATATTATCAATTGAAGTTTTCATACGTTTTGTTGTTACATCATCAAGCATTATCTTGTCAATTAAATAGGCTACTTTGAATTCTTTACTCATTTATATTATATAAATTAATTAAATATATATAATATATTTAATAAACGCATTTATTGTCCCATTTAAATTCTCAATGGTGTAAAACGCATATTTTACTAAATAATACGATAGTAACGATTTACACCTTTGGGTAATTAAATTACCGAATCCTGTAATTTATCAATCGCACCGACAAACATTACCTATTACAGATTTCAATATCGAATGTGCAAATAAGAAAAAGGTCTAAAAGTGTCAATCATTTTTATTATAACTCTTCAAATTCTATAAATGGGTCTTCAGATGAAACTGCATTTCCTGCAGTGTCCATATCTAGTACATCAAACCCAGATAAATCGACGGGTTCCATAATTTTAATTGTATCGCTATCATCTGAATCTTCTTCTAACTTACGTTGAATAGACCTCTCCATACTTATTTTTTCTAACTGTTCTATCGTTTTTGGAGCGCTAACTTCTTTCAAACTATTGTTTTCATCGAGTACAGAGTCGGTATCATTGAATGTAAGTCGAGTAATAACGGGCTCATTATCAATATTCTTTATAGAAGGAACAATTTCAGGAATTTCCTCTTCTTTATTAGGAGGAATTTCCAAAACAGGTTCTTCACTCAAATTATCGGTTCCATCGGCATTTTTTAGAACCGGGTTTTCAACATTATCAATAATAACTTCTTCTTCTTGTTCAACACTTTCATCCAAATAAGCACGAATAATTGACTCTGTTGGTATACTATCACGTATGGCAATTAATATACACTCTTGTACGATAACTTCCAACTCACGGTTGTTTTTCTGAACTTGAAGCGGAGAAATATTCTTTTCAAATAAATAAACATTCATATAAATTTTACGAGCTGCATGAATATAAACTTTATGAATAAATGTGTCTAATTTTGGTATAGATATATCTATTTTTTTTTGTTTATTACCAACACGAATACTAGTAAGAACTTTTAATTGAATAATATGAACACAAGTGATTAAATCTTCTAAATAGTTGCATGCACTTCTTTCAATAATTCTTTTTCGCTCTTCTTCAATAATAATTGAATTCCATTTTGGTACACGACATAATAAATTTTGAAATGTCATTAAATATTTACCAACTTCATCATTGTCAATGCACATTTTCCATGACTCATTGAATATCGAACGAAATCCTTCTAAAACTAATGGTGTAAAAATACTAACTAAGCGTGCACACCACTCATTACGAGATTCTTGTAAATTAGAAATAACAAAGTCATCCATTGTAACTCAATATACTTATTCTATTAAAATACTTTTTATATAGTATTTTAACGAAAAAAAATAAAATCTAACATGTAGAAAATTAATAACTTTTCGCATCTATATTCAGATTTGATTTTATTAAACTCCATTTGATGCTTTGTTACATTTTCTTCATTCCACCAACCACATGTTTCTATAAATTTCATTAGATCTAGACAAGATATTCCATTTTCATAAAAAACACTAGATAACTGTGTAAAGTCATTATGAGTTAATTTTTTATAGTTTTTTGGATTATACAAATTATTTTTAATCCACTCTTGTTTTTCTTTTTCATGATAAGAAAAATTCATTTTCTTTTGTAAGTCATATTGATGTAAGTTGAGAACCTTACCATTTTCAATATATTCAGGAACATAAATTTCACAAAACCTTGATAAAATTGGATTCAATAACTTATTTTTGTTCTCGACTATAATAAAAAAACGCGTATTATAACTAAATAATTCAATGCATCTACGTAGAGCAGATTGTGCATCAATTGTTAAAAAATCTGCATTCATTAATATAATAGTTTTGAAGAGAACTCCCGAACTTGATTGAATGTTTGATTTTGCGAAAAATTTCAATTCTTCTCTTATAAATTTTATTCCTTTTCCATGTGCACAATTTACAAACATTACATTTGTTTTAATTTTTTGCTTATCATTATTATAAATTTTGTTAAGAAAGTCATAGACAATTGTTCTCTTACCTGTTCCGGAAGAACCGTGGAATATTATATGAGGAACCTTATTAGTCTTTAAAAAATAGTCTATTTTTTTTTGAATATTTTCATGTATTGGAAGATAGTTAGGAGAACATTGTATTTCTATATTATTGTCTTTCTTTTTTTCAATAAAAAAGTTTTTGAGATTTTGTTCTTGAGAATGATTCATTATATAAAAGAGATAATTCATATATTTATTTCTTTTTCAAAATAACTATATATTTATTTAATCGCCGAACGGCTATGACTACAGAACCAAATATACAACCTAATTATTAGAATCTAGTTTTGTAATTTGCCCTAGCTGTTTTGTGAAGGCAAATCTTTCATGATACATTGTCTTTCTTTTTAGGTTACAATTTAAACATGCAATTTTTAAATTATCTTTATTATGTCCAAAATTATTATCCACTCTTTCTAGTGTCCATTGTTTTGGTGTTCGAGAAGGTTCATACAAAACCTGTACTTTTTCTTTGCAATAAAAACAATCAAGATTGGAATCTACTAGTAATTTTATGGCAGTTTTGAAATCAATAAATTTATTTTCATCTAATTTTTTTTTAACAATATCTTGATGACGATACCCATTCAATTTATTTGTTATCTCTGATATATATATTTCCATATGAGGAGTAATTGTATGGTTTTCATTTATTTTTTTTATGTTTTCTAGTTGACTAGCAAACGAAAAATCAGATTCTTCAAAATTCCATTTGTTTTTTGTAACAACTTTCCTTTTTCCACTATTATTTTGAACATTTGTTTTTTTTTCAAGTAGAATTATTTTTTTAGTATTATAATCAGAATTTTCACTCATAGTTTTCTTATAAACTATAAATGTTTTTATTCCATTTTTAATAATAAATAACAACTAAATAATAAATAAAAAGAAGATAAAAGTATAATTCTTTATTATAATATAAAGAGAAACTTGTTTAAATATGGATTCTTCATTAACCCCCGAAGAGATAAAAAATACAACTACAAATGAATCCCCTGCTAACAAAGTTACAAATGTTTCAATAAATGAAATGAATTATAATGCTGTTGATTTGATTCTAGAGAAAGAAAAACAACATAACAAAAATGAAACATGGAATAAGTTAGACAAAACTGATAAAATTCAAAAACTTCATGCGTTTGCAGAAAAGTATGGAAAAACAAATAACCTTCCTGTAAAAGATATAAAAGCTTTAAAAATGTTTTTTATTGAATGTTTGGAAAAATTAAAACTTCAAAAGGCAAAAGATGTTGTATATGACAAGGAAGCTAGAGAAATTTCTAGTATTCCATCGCTTCATTTTAATGTTTCTTCAAAGTCTTTTACTCTCAAAATAATGGACGCAAAAAGAGTATCTACTTTGAAATCGCTCACGCCAAAAAGAACTATTAGTAAAAATAAATTAGATGATGACCAAAATAATGTTTAGAATAATGTACATTTTGAAAAATTGATTTTGGTTATCTTTTTAAATAATATGAGATATAATTCATCATATTATTATTAGAAATAATATGAATATATCCGAATATATAAATATATTTAAAGATTATAAACAATTTATGAACTTACAATTCAATTTAGAAAATGACTATTATAAAACCTTTTATAAAACATATTTTCCTGATAATGAGAATTGTGTAAATAAAGAATCAAAAGAAGGTTCATTGGATAATGACGATTATTGTAAATGTGATTATGACGACGATGATACTCATGATTCTTCAAGTGTAGATTTATGGATAAATACTTTATCTGAAAATGAATTCTTAGAATTAGAAAATTCTGTTTATGAAATGATTGGCGACTATATTCAAAATGAAATTGGTATGATGTCGTCACCCAATTTTCATGAGCGTCTGAAAACAGAAATTACAGATTTGCTATTCGAAAACTTGACGGATTCCAATTTATGTAAAGAAGAGGATTATGACGAAATCAAAGAATTAGTAAATAATACATGTGAATTGTTTTTTGAAATGAATCCGAATATACCACCTCGTTCTTATAATACTACATTTACAATTGAACCCCTTTCAAAAGAGAAACATAATGATTTGGTATCTAAACTTGAATTTCTTGCAAATATTGACCAACCCAAACAACGAACAGAAGAATGGTATAAATTTAGACATGGACTTATAACTGCCAGTAATATATGGAAGGTTTTTGGTACTGAATCACAAAAAAATAGTTTGATTTACGAAAAATGCAAACCATATAATGAACAATCTGAAGACCAACCGATAAATGTAAATGTTCTCTCACCGATGCATTGGGGTAATAAATATGAACCACTTACTATAATGCTTTATGAAAAATTATATAATACACAAGTTTCTGATTTTGGTTGTATTCGACACCCAAAATATCCTTTTATTGGAGCATCTCCTGATGGAATTAATACAGACCCTGAATCAACCAGATTTGGGAGAATGGTTGAAGTTAAAAACATTTTCAATCGTGAAATAACCGGAATTCCAAAAGAAGAATATTGGATACAAATGCAAATCCAAATGGAGACTTGTGATTTAGATGAGTGTGATTTTATTGAAACGCGTTTCAAAGAGTATGAATCTAGCGTTGATTTTTACAAAAACGAACCAGAGCATGAATATAGAGGGGTTGTTTTATACTTTGTTGAAAAAGTAATTGATTTATCCGCCATTTCTAACGCTCCTCACTATGTTTTTATGCCACTAGACGTAATTCTAGAAAAAGAAGAGGTTGATGCATGGATTAAAAAAAAGTGTAAACAGTTACAAAAGACACATTCTCTTTATGAGACGCAATATTGGTATTTAGATGAAATTTCAGTTGTACTTGTTAAAAGAAATAAAGACTGGTTCAAATGTAAAGTGAATGAAATTGAATCTATTTGGAAAACAATTGAACGTGAAAGAATCGAAGGTTATGAACATCGAAATATAAGAAAGAAACCCATTGTTTTACATGACGAAAACTCTACAAGCCAATTAATTCAAAATTTATCACTGCAAAATAGCGTTTGTTTAATTAAATTAGACGAAAATGGTGAACCACTATAAAAGCCATTATTGAGAAAATAAGATAAGAAAAAAATGACATAAACAAATAGACATATATATAGTATAATATATGTCTACTCAGTTAAATATGGAGTCAGTTACAGCGACCAAACCTTTTTTTTCTGATAATGTTGAAATGAACGTAACAAAAAGAAACGGTAATATTGAAACTGTATCTTTTGACAAAATTTTAAATAGAATGAAAAATATTGGACAAGAAGTTGGTATTCAATTGAACTATACCAATCTCGCTATGAAAGTAATTGACCAATTATATGACACAATTCACACTACAAAAATTGATGAGCTAGCTTCCGAGCAGTGTGCTTCATTATCTACCCAAAATCCCGATTACGGAACATTAGCTGC